CTGGAAACCCGTAGCTGTGTTATCTAAGTTTGTCGACATAGTTGTTAATGGTATGACAGATAAGGGCTATGAAATAAAATCATTTGCATCAGATCCTTTCGCTGTGAAAGAAAGAACACAACACGCTACTGATTTAGCTGAAGATGCTTTTTCTCAAGATTTAATACAGGATGCTAAACAAAACTTTGGCATAGATTTAAGTAGAACTAATATACCCGCAGATCAATTACCTAAAAGCAAAGAGGAGTTAGAGCTACATATGCAACTGACATATAAGCAGGCTATTGAAATAGCTGAAGAAGAGCTTATAAATAATGTACTAGATTATAATAAGTATGAAGAAGTTAAGAAAAGAGTTTCATACGATCTAGTTGTTTTAGGTATAGGTGCTAGTAAAACTGATTTTAATTTAGCTAACGGAGTCACTGTTGATTACGTAGATCCAGTTAGCTTAGTACACTCTTATACAGAAGATCCAAATTTTGAGGATATATATTACGTAGGTGAAGTTAAAAGTGTACCTCTAGAGGAAGTTAAAAAGCAATTTCCAAAACTAACTGACAAAGATCTTATAGAGATACAGCAATACCCAGGTGATTCAACCAGAACTAGAAATTTTAATGGACAAGATAGTAACAATGACAATGTTCAGGTGTTATATTTTGAGTACAAAACTTACAGCAACCAAGTATTTAAAATAAAGCAGACAGATCAAGGTTTAGAAAAAGCTTTAGAGAAAGATGATACATTTGACCCGCCAGAGAGTGATAACTTCAACAGGGTTAGTAGATCTATAGAAGTATTATACAGTGGTGCTAAGATATTAGGGTACGATAAAATGCTTAAATGGGAGTTAGCGGAAAATATGACTAGACCTTTTAGTGACCAAACTAGGGTTAATATGAACTACACCATATCCGCGCCTAGAATGTATAAAGGTAGGGTTGAAAGTATAGTTAGTAAAACTATAGGCTTTGCTGACATGATACAGTTAACTCACTTGAAAATACAACAAGTACTAGCACGTATGGTGCCAGATGGTGTTTTTGTAGATGTTGATGGATTGGCTGAAGTTGATCTTGGTAATGGAACAAATTACAACCCACAAGAAGCTCTTAATATGTACTTCCAAACTGGTAGTATAGTTGGTAGATCATTAACGCAAGACGGTGATCCTAATAGAGCTAAAGTGCCTATACAAGAATTACAAACATCGTCAGGTATGAGCAAGATACAAGCGCTTATACAAACTTATCAGTATTACTTACAAATGATAAGAGATGTCACAGGGCTTAACGAAGCTAGAGATGGTAGTCAACCAGCAAAAGACTCTTTAGTTGGTTTACAGAAACTAGCAGCAGCGGCATCAAACACAGCTACTAAACACATACTTCAATCGTTAATGTACATCACTGTTAGAATATGTGAGAATATAAGTCTAAGAGCGGCTGATATGTTGAACTTCCCTTTAACTAAAAACGCTTTAATGAACTCTATAAGTAGTTTTAACGTAAACACTTTAGAGCAAGTGGAGAAACTAAACATGCATGAATTTGGTATATTCTTAGATTTAGAACCTGATGAAGAAGAAAAACAAATACTAGAAAGGAACATACAAATAGCACTACAGTCTGGAGGTATTGATCTTGAAGATGTTATAGATTTAAGACAAATATCTAATATTAAGTTAGCTAACCAAATGCTTAAAATAAAACGTAAGCAGAAAATGGAAGCTGATAGAAAGGCTCAAATGGAGAACATACAAGCTCAAGCTCAAGCAAATGCTCAAGGTGCTGAAAAAGCTGCTATGGCAGAGGTTCAGAAACAACAAGCGCTTGCTCAGACTACTCTTCAGATAGAGCAAGGTAAATCTCAATTCGAGATGCAACGTATGCAAGCTGAGGCTCAAATTAAAAAAGAGCTTATGGCTGAAGAATTTAATTACAATATCCAATTAGCTAAAGCAAGGGCTGATGCTGAAAAAGGAAAAGAAAAAGATATAGAAGATCGTAAAGACGAAAGAACTAGAATACAAGCTACACAACAATCTGAGCTTATAGCGCAACGTCAAAACGACGAACTTCCTAAGAATTTTGAGTCTTCAGGTTTTGACTCACTAGGTGGTTTTGGATTAGAACAATTCGACCCTAGATAAAAAAACTTTATTAATTTTATATTATTATATTATGTCAGAACAAACAGTAAAACAAGAAGGTGAATTTAAATTAAAAAAGAAAAAGACACCTAAAAAATTAGCTACACCAGAGAACAACGTAACCAAGGTTAGCATGAAAGAACCTTTAATAGATACAGAACCAGATATTACAAAAGTCGTAATAAAAGAAGAAGAACCACCTGTTGTTGAGGAAACAGTAATCGCTAGCGAAGAATCTAATTCACCTATACAATTAATTGAAGATGTTGAGGAAGAGGTAAAAGAGGTAGAGGCTGAATATAAAGAGGCTATCAGAGATGAAAAAGTAATTGGTAAGACTCTACCGGAGAACATCGAAAAGCTAGTTTCTTTTATGGAAGAGACCGGTGGTGATATAAATGACTACGTTAGACTTAACGCTGATTACTCAAATGTTGACAACGAAGCGTTGTTAAAGGAATATTATAAACAAACAAAGCCTTATTTAGAAGGTGATGATATAAGTCTCATGTTAGAAGATTTCTCATATGATGAAGACATCGACGAGCAAAGAGATATACGCAAGAAGAAACTTGCATTTAAAGAAGAAGTTGCAAAAGCTAGGAACTTTTTAGAGGAAACAAAGAGTAAATACTACGACGAGATCAAGTTGAGACCAGGCGTAACTCAAGACCAACAAAAAGCCACTGACTTTTTTAACAGATATAACGAAGAGCAGGAAGCTGGTAAAGCTAAGCATTCGGAGTTTTTAAAACGTACTAATGAACTATTAACTGACGACTTCAAAGGTTTTGATTTCAATGTTGGTGAAAGTAAGTTTAGGTACAGTATAAAAAATCCACAAAAGGTAGCAGAAGCACAATCTGACATCTCTAACTTCATTGGGACGTTCCTAAATGACAAAGGCGAGGTTAAAGATACTAAAGGCTACCACAAGGCTTTATATGCTGCTAGAAACGCTGATACAATAGCGCAACATTTTTACGAGCAAGGCAAGGCTGACGCTGTTAGAGATGTTATGGTTAAATCAAAAAACATTTCAACTGAACCTAGAAAGACTAGTAGTGGTGATGTTTTCATTAATGGTTTAAAAGTTAAAGCTATCTCTGGTGCTGATTCTTCAAAATTAAAAGTAAAAACTAGAAAATTTAACTAAAAAAATTAAAAAAAATGAGTATAACTCCAACATTTGGTTCATTGAAGCCATCTCAAAAACAAGAAATTTTAGATAGCAATTATCTAAAGTTTAACGACGGCGCTGGCGCTGGCGACACTGATACTTTTGCACAACAATATTTACCAGAGATCTACGAACAAGAAGTAGAGCGTTACGGAAACAGAACATTATCTGGATTCTTAAGAATGGTAGGTGCTGAAATGCCAATGAGTTCTGATCAAGTAATTTGGTCTGAGCAAAATAGATTACACATTTCTTATGAAGCGTGTACTAATGACCAAGTAAATACAATTACAATTCCTGTAGACGTAGCACCAGCTGATCCTAAAGATTATATTGCTAATGTTGTATCTGTAGGATCTACTATCGTGGCTTTAGACGCTACAGGAGCTGAATTAAAAGCTGTTGTAACTGCATCTAATTTAGCTACTGGTGCTTTAACTGTTGCTCCTTACAACGCTACAACTACAGCATCTTTAGCAACTACAGGTGTGAAGATATTTGTATTTGGATCTGAATATGGAAAAGGTTCAAGCACGCCTAACTATAGCGCTACTAACACTGACGGATATGTGTCTATCGACCCTTCTTTCACACAATTCTCTAACTCACCAATCATCATCAGAAATAAATACGTTGTAAACGGATCTGATATGGCTCAAATCGGTTGGGTAGAAGTTGCTACTGAAGACGGAACATCTGGATATCTATGGTACTTAAAAGCTGAATCTGAAACAAGATTACGTTTTGAAGACTACTTAGAAATGTCTATGGTAGAAGGTGAATTAAAA